CGCGCCGCCTGCCAGTCGAAGGTCGCCTGCACGCCCTGCGGCCCGGAAATCTCGATGCGCGGGCGCGGCAGGTAGACGGCGTGCACGGTGAAGGTGAAGCTCTCGCCCGAGGGCAGGACGTAGGCGAATTCCATCTCGCAGGCCTCGCCGTTGATCGCCTGCGTCACCAGCGTCTGGTCGGCGAAGCGCACCTCGATCCGGCCGGTGAGCGCGGCGATGGACGGATCCGCGCCGTCGATGCGGCCGTCCGAGCGGATGGTCTCGATCCGGTCGAGGTTGTTGGCGTAGGTGATCTCGGCCGAGACCACGTTGCCGAGAGCCGTGCCGTTGCGCGCAATCGCCCCGTTGAAATGGCCGAAGCGCTTCAGCTCCAGCGCGGTAGGTGTTCCGGCGCTTGTGGTGGTCCCGACAGTCTCGCCCTGCGCCACCAGCCGCGCCGTGGCGGTCAGCAGCCCCGAGCGCTGCATCTGCCAGGTGATCTGGTCGAGCACGCAGCCCGAATACATCGCCTATCGCGGCACCTCGGGCATGCCGGTCTCGATCGACATAGAGGGCAGCGTCCAGGACCCCGACTGGAACTCGTGGCTGTACGGGGCCTCCGCGCCCGTGGTCGTCGGCGCGCCGAAGGCCGCCTTCAGCCAGAAGCCAAGTGCCTCGGCGTCGAGCGGCACCACAACGTCGCCGTCGGCCGTGACCGAATCCTTGATCGGCGCCAGCGGATCGCGCCCGTAGCCGAGAAGCTCGGAGTTCAGCAGCGGCTGCTCTGCGCCGAGCGAGGTGCTGGCAAAGGGCATGCGGGTGAAGCCGCTGGCAGGCGGCGTTCCATAGGTTGTCTCGAACGCAAGCGCCATCTGCGCCCGCGGCCCCTGGGCTCGTGCCATGGTGTTCTCCTCGGGTTGTCGGGATCAGCCGAGCGGATCGGCCGTGGAATAGTGCAGCACGACCGGGATAACGGCGGCCTTCAGACTGGCCGCGCCCTCTACGGCCAAGTCCACCGGCCGCGGCGCTTCCGCTTCGACCCAGTCGCAGAGCCCGCCAAGCGTCCGGTCGGCGGCGAGCGCCGCGCCGATGCTGGCGGTCAGCGAGTCGAAGGCGGCATCACGCCCCGCGCCTTGGATCACCGCTTCGATCTCGGCCCGGTGCTGGTAGTGGTAGTGCAGCGGAGAGAGCGTGACCTCCGGCTCGCCCGGCTCGCCATCGCGGAGGATCAGCAGCCCCTCGGCCGGTACGCGTTCAGGCAGCACCTCTCCCCGCAAGGCGGTGGCGGCCAGCGCCGAGAGCCGTGCGTGCAGCGTGGCGAGGATGGTTTCGCGAGGGGTAGGCATTGGTTTTCCCGGTGAAAAGCGATGCGATGGTCACGATCGCCGAATTCAGACGCCTGTTCCGACGTGCTCGGTGCGCAAGATCAGCGAAGCAGGTCACGATAGGGGCAAACGTCATCCTCGAACGGCACGTGGCGTTGCCGGAACTTCAGGCCCTCGACAGGTTCCGGGTGGCTAATCCTGTCCATCCGGAAATGCCGGAAATCCTCGCGCACTGGATCCCATGCGACCAGGTACCAGAGCGGCGGCAGGACCAGCATTGCCTGCGGTTCGGTTTCCCGGCAGGTCTGCCGCCCTTTCGCGTCGCGGTAGCGAAATCTCAGGTGGATGCGCTGCAGGAACGCTGTCTCGAACGCTGGCAGCAATTCCGGATCCATCGTCCCCATATCCGACAGGTCCTGTAGCGGTGAGAGCTTGCCGACATGGAGGCAGTCCAGAAACCGACGCAGGTCGCGCAGCTTTTCGGGCGGAAGGGCCTTTTCGATCTTGGCAAGCCCGGAATCTGCAAGACCCGAGAATGGCAGGTTTCCAGCCGCGCGCATTGCCGCGACGCCGAGCAGCAGCGCGAAGACCTCGGTCACAGCGAGCCGTGCCGTTGTCTGGACCGAACCCGGGTCGAGCTGCAGCCCCCCGCCGCGCCCGGGCTCTGCATGAATGACAAAACCTTCGTCGCGCAACGCGCCGATGTCGCGGAGGATCGTGCGCCGTGAGGCCCCGACCTCTTCGGCGAGTTCATCGACGGTGGTCATCCCGTTGCGGCGAAGACTGCGGATGATGGCGTCATGGCGGGCGCGGATGTTCATTTCGGCACTGTAGCATCTTTGGTGCCAGAATTTGGCACCAATTCAGTTCAGGAGGATCAGACAACAGTCAGCAAGGAGACACCGACCATGCAACGAACCGCTGTGAACCCCTGGGATTGGTCCCTCAAGCTCGGCTACAATCAGGCGGAGATCATCGAAGGCACTTCGCGCCAACTGATCTGTGCGGGGCAGACTGCTGTCGACGCGGAAGGTAACCCGCAGCACGCAGGCGACATGCGCGCTCAAATCAGCCTGGCGCTGGACAATCTCGAGGCCGTCCTTGCAAAGGCGGACATGAGCCTCAGCAATGTCATTCGGCTGGTGGTCTATGCGACCGACGTCGATGAGGCGCTGAAGAATTTCGACTTGCTCGGCATGCGCTTCGGACCGATCCAGTGTGCACCTCCGATGACCTTGCTCGGGGTGACGCGGCTCGCGATTCCGGGCCTTCTGTTCGAGATCGAAGCCACCGCTGCTGCCTAGGGCGGGGGCTGAGATTGAAGCGGTCAGGCGCCATCGGAGTCGTCTGACCGTTTCGCTTGCCAACCAATCAAGCCAGCCGCTCCCCCACCCAGTTCGCAACGATCAGCCCCGGCAAGCTGTCCAACGCCCGGCCTGCATCCCGCGCCAGATCGAGGCGCTTGGGCAGCTTCACCTGCGGCACCAGCAGGAAGATCGGCGCGGTGACCTTTCCGCGCCCGGTCTTCGAGCGCGACACGACTGCCTGACCCTTGGTGTTCAGCCGTCCTTCCGCCACCAGCAGGCTTGGTCCAGTGCGGCGATAGACGAAGCGCAGGCGCAGCCCGCGTCGGCGTTCCCATTCGCCGGGCGTGATCCTGCCGCCGCGCAGGGATTTGCCCGCGGCGAGCAGCGGGATCGCCAGCCAGAACCCGTTCTTCGAACGGATCAGGGGACCGGTGTCGTGGGCGCCCACGATGACCGGGGCATTGGACCAGACCAGCGCCGCGGCATCGAGGCTCTCGCCCGACCTCGGGAAGTTCTGGCTCCGGATCGAATTGGCCAGCCGGGGGCCGAGCCCCGCGCCGGTGATCTGCAGCCTCCACGCCGCTTTCAGTCCGGTCCCGGCCTCGCGCATGGCTGCGGTGACGGCGCGTTCGCCCGCCGCGACCTCGGCCGCCATCATCGCAACGATGTCGGGATCGATGTCGAGCTTCAGTTTCATGCGGGCCTCAGATCGACGGTGCAGAGCAGCCGCTCGCGGTCGCGGACGGGCTCGCCCTGGATGAGGAAGGCGTCGCCATCGATCTCGATCCGGTCGCCGGGACGCGGTGTCGGCACCTCAGCCACGCGCAGGTCGATCCTCGTGGTCTCGGACCAGAGCCGCGCATCGCCGAAGTCGCTGATCGCGTCGGCACGCCGGGCGACGACGCGCACCAGAACGGGCGCGCCGCCGTCGGCGATGTAGACCGCGTCCCGGCCGATGTTCGGATCGGCGAAGAGCGCGCCAACGGCGGCGGCGAAGGCGCTCATCAGAACGTCGCGTTCAGGCGGACCCGGCCGATGGTGTCGCCGGCGCCGCTCGCCACCGCCTCGACGGCCACACCGATCAGGGTGTTGTCGGTGGCGACGGTCGTGCAGCGCTTGTTGGTGTCGTCCCAATAGACCTTGGCGCCGACGGTCCAGGCCTGCGAGCCGACCTTGGTGATGTCGAAGACGCCGACGAGCGCGGTCTCGATGGGATCGCCGCTGGCGGCGTCCCCGGCCGCGATGCCGAAGATGGAGCCGACGAGCAGACCATCGCCGGAGGCGACGGCACAGGGCGCGGTCAGGGTGATGGTGTTGCCGGGCTGGACGTAGTTTTTCATGGACGTGATCCTCGTGGAAAGACGAAGGGCGGCCCGTCAGGACCGCCCGCATGTCAGGGTTCAGCGTTCGGGTGCGGCTCACGCGCCCGGGTTCTTGTAGAGGCCGCGCCAGTCGATGGCCTTGGCGCCGAAGTCGAGGCGGCACTTGATCTCGACACCGTCGACGTCGAAGCCGTTGCGCGTCTCGATGTAAGCGCCCTGCTGACCCTCGAGATAGGCGTACTCGATCGTGTCGATCTGGTTCGGGCTGGCCGCCAGATACCAGGCGGTCTCGCTGGCGGCGTCGAGCCGGGGCTCGCTGATCGGCGCGAGCGTGCGGATCGACTGCGGCACCACGCTGGACGTCGCGGCGGGCACGAGGTTCTGGGCGACCAGCTGCTCGGCCTTCAGTTCCAGCGAGGCGGGCACGATCAGGAAGGCGGGGCGGACGTTCAGCACCGTCTTCTTGTCGAGGCCGGTCTGCCTGGCCATGG